CACCGCGGTAGTTGTCGTCGGTGAACTGGTAGTAGGGAAGGTCGTCTTTCAACGCACGGAAGATCGTCTGGCCCTGCATTGGTGACGAGGGAGCGCCGTATGTCGAGCGCACGACAGCCACCTCCACGAAGATTTCCTCAAGCGCCTTTGGCCAACTCCACTCCATGACGACGGTGTTGTAGTCGAAGGCCTTGACGAACACCTGTCCACGGTCAGCGATGGCGATCGCACTCAGGTCGATCGAGCTTGTCGGGTATCTCAGCGCCGTGTGTTCCAGCGTGGTGACAGCCGAGCCGCGCACATAGTCGCCACCTGACGCCAGGCCATACGCCTCACGCTGAACTCGGAACGCCGGGAGATCGAAGGTGTCCGGCCACCACTGACGAGCCATCAGGTACCCGGCAATCCGCCCTGGGCCTGTACCCAGAGGCCATCGTGCGTCAGTTCCTCAGTGTCGAAGCTGCTCGGCCATGGTGGCGAAGTCTCGACCACGATCGTCTCGCTGAGATGTGGGATCAGCCAGTCAGCCGGGTCGATGTCAGCGATCAAGCGCTGGTCGTCGTCCACCCAGATGTTGACCGACTGTGCGCTGACCGTGCCGACCGCTGCAGTCGAGGCCACGTTGGCGTTGGTCTTGGCGTAGGTGATCGTGGTCGCCGTGGTGGCGGTGATGGTCTGGTATCCATCGAACACAGCATCGCTGATCTGCACCCTCACCTGTTGACCGGCAACGAAGGAGTGCGAGGCGAACGTCAACGTGGCGACGTTGGTCGTCAGTGCCTTGTTGGTGACGGTGGCAGTGCCTCCCGTCGCAACAGGAGCAGCGCTGTTGAGCCAGAACAGATCGACCCACTCGACACCTTGGATCGAGAGCGCCATGCGGTACACCGTGCCGATTGAGATACGGGTCCCGAAGTCCACGTTGTCGAACGCCATCATCTGGCGCATGGCCTGCTCGACGGCATGCCGCACCGTGGTGCGGTTGTAGCTGTCCTGGACGTGGACCATGAGTTGGATGTACACCGACTGCCACAGTTCGGCAACGGTGTCCGGCTCGACCTGGATCGCTGAGCCGACGATGATCTTGTCGGCCATGTAGCGCTCGACGTTCTCTGCCAACTGCACCATGTAGGCGTCGTTCGCCAAGCCTCCGGTGGGAGCGATGACGATGTGGACCGACGTGTAGACGGTGCCGTGCGCCATCGACTTGGCCACGCCGGGGACTTGCAGCGCCAGGTCTGCGTAATCGTTGAGTGTGATAGCCCGGTTCTTGAGTCGTGTCGCTGCCCGCGGGATCGAGTTCCGCATGGCGTCCACCGACTCAGGGTCGGTGCCTCCCACTGGGGAAGCCGGGTTGGTGACCGTCACGCCCCAGATGTTGGTCGTGGAGTCCACCGGCTTGAGCGTGTCGAGACTGGCGCTCGGGAGCAGGTTGGCCTCAGCACCCACGCCGGTCCGGTAGGTCACGAATATCTCAGCGTTGACGGGAGGGATGCGGCCTGCCGCTTGATCTCCGAACACGATGTGGGTGTACTCGGCCTCGTCAACGAAGGTCGTGAACACCGACTGCGTCGGACGTGCCAGCGAGATGTCGGAGATGTAGCTCCACTCGATCACCGATGGCCCCTCACGCGACTTCATTGTGATCGTGCCGTAGACCACGCCCTTGTCGGGGATGATGAACTCGGTGTTGGGTGAACCACCAGAGACTCCGAGCAGGCTGTCGTAAGTCATCAGCCCCTCCGTGGCATACCCCGCTATGGCTGTGTCACCCGGCTTGAGCTTCACGTCGGTGTTCAACTCGAACACGATCATCTGATCGGACGACGAGGCGTTGTTGTAGATGCGAGTGCCTGCAGGAACGATCACGCCCGTACCTGTAGGAAGCAGCAGCGGGTCCACAGGTGCGTTGGGGTCCAGTGCGAACTCCAGCCCCACAAACGCTGCCTGCTGTCCGATAGGCGTGTATCCCAGCATGTCTGCGATGTAGAGCACCGACTGCCGCTTGATCGCCGTGCCGAGGAAGGCCTCGGACGCCGTGCGGTCGATGTAGAAGTTCATCACGTCGCCCATGTAGGCGAACAACTCCAGCAGCAGCGTGCCGAAGTCGGATGGCTCTCCGACTGTCTGCCACTCGGGCATCAGGCCTCTGGCGAGGCCGATCAGTTGCGCTCGGATCGCCGTGAAGTCACGGCTGGTGTAGTCGAGGACGACCTGGCTGTCGATGTCCTGGACGGTTGAGAACACATCAGGCATTGACGCCTCCTTGCAAGATGCCGTGCTGCCGAGCAATGAACTCCGAGGCGACCGGGAGGGCCAGCACAGTGTCGGTGGCGTACAGCGACGGTCGGTAGAGAATCGTGACGATGACAGTGCCTGGGTCGCCCAACTCGATTGTGACACTGCGAACGATGGCGCGAGTCACCAGCGCCGAGAGACGGTTCTTGATCATCGAGGCCGCATCCTCGCGCACCAGTTCGTCGGATGGGTCGAACAGCGCCGCCTGGAAGTCACAGCCGTAGCGAGGCCGGAACACACGCTCACCGAGGTTGGTCATCACAGCGTCGATCACCTGCGAGCGCACGACGTTGGAGTAGTTCGGGCAGAGCGCAAACGAGCCGGTGTTGTCGAGCCGGAACGGGAAGTCGATGGCGATCACAGAACGCTCCTGGTGCGGTCGGTCCACGATGACAGCCACTGCCCGTTGTTGAGCATCATCGTCGGACGGCTCTTGCTGGCCTGATTCCAGAATGGCACGTAGGGCATACCAGTCGGCCCTGTCGCTGAATCAGGACGGCATAGCGCCAGTTGCGTCTGGAACGTCTGACGGTCAGCGATGTGCTGCACACCACGGATCAGCCAGCGCCCGTTGTAGCGGTTGCGGTAGTACTTCGGGTTGCTGGTGAAGATGTTGACAGCCATACCGGGGTACAGGTTGGCGTTGCCGAGCACTCGCGCCGACGCCTGCTGTGGCCACGACGTGGTCGTGAACTGGGGAGCGTTGACGTAGATGCCAGCTTCCTCCGGCGTGCGAGCGATCACGTTGGTGAGATACCGATAGACCTCGTACTTGTCGCCCTGCTGGGTCGTTGACTGCACCGTGTTGTCGTTGTTGAAGTACGCCACCTTGAGGCCCAGTTGACGGTAGGCGACGTTCGACTCCTCCACCGGCTGGAAGTCCACCAGCGCCCGCTCATAGTCCTCGAATGCCGTCGATGAGTACTGCGATGACACCAGGTCGATGAAGGAGCCGTTGTCCAAGAACAGCTTGAGCGGGTCGTAACACATCAGGATGCCGTAGCGGTTGAACAGGCTCCAGCCGAGGCGCTTGGTGTAGTTGCTGGCGATGCGCCAATCCGTCTCTTCGGTCTGCGCCAGCATCGGCCACGTCAATGTGTGGGGGTGACCGTGGAAGCCCAGCGAACCCCGGTATGCCAATCCCTCGACGGCTTGCGGGATGGTGCTGTTGATCCAAGAGCGAGGGTTACCAGTCTGCATCTCCTTGGTCGTGCCGAGACAGCCGAGCGTGAACGACAGCAGTCCTGCACCGGTCGAGTTCTGATCCTCCTGGACGGACTGGATGTAGCCGTAGAACAACTCGGTGTGCGGCGACAGGCCGAAGTAGAACGAGATCGCAGAGCCGATCAGAGCGTTGGTGTCGGTGATCGTGGGTGACGTGCAGGCGATGGTGACAACGTCGTGAGCGAACTCAGCCAACTGCACCTCCAGCCTGGATACCGAGATATCCATGTCGATCCCGTTGGCCATCGCTCGATAGACAGGCGTGATCCCTTGGGTCTTGCGCCCGTCCTGGACGGTCTGGGAGATGTCGAGCATCGTCACTAGCTGGGAATCCTCATGTACGTGCCGGGGAGCATGTCGAGTGGATACCAGATGCCGGGGTTGACCTCAGCGATGCGCCACCACGAAGTCGAGTCCTCCATGAACTTGAAGGCCTGGAACGGCATGTGCTCGTCCTGCTTGGCGTAGTACTCGGCAGGCGGCTGGGGTGGCAATGGCAGTGTCGTCACCAGGTAGGTGCTGTCCCGGTTGACGATATGATACCGAAGCATGGGCGGCGTCGTGTCCTCA